CGATTTATCATTTGCGGGTGCAAAGGTAATACTTTTTTCTGGTTCCTGCAAATTTTTCGGGAAATTTCTTTCAAAAAAGATAAAAAAGTCTATTTTTGTTGGTATTATCCATTATTTAATGTACCTTTGCAGCAGATATCGGGATTTAGCGCAGTTGGTAGCGCACGTCGTTCGGGACGATGAGGTCGCTGGTTCGAGTCCAGTAATCCCGACGAAAAGCCGGTAAATGTGCCATAAACACTGAGGATTTACCTCAGTCGGTGCCAAAATGGTCGGTACAATTTCGGTATCACTCCTATATACATTATTAATAACAGGCTATATCTGAGAAAAATTAAAGATATGGCTAAAAAAAATTATGCTCCAAATTCGAATGACACAGTACTTAGCAGTGTCATTGGCTGGAAACCACCAGTTTTTCACCAGGCATCTGAATGTTATATCTCCTTCATGGCCTTTGATCCAGGCATCAACCGCATGCGGAAGAAAAAAATCATGCTCGATCATGTTAAGGGCAAGCGGAACCAGCGCGCCTATGCCGACCAGATTATCAAGAATCTCACAGAGAAGCTCATGGCAGGCTGGAATCCTTGGATTGAGGCTCTGCAGCCTCTGGAATATACGAAGTGGGAAGACGTTCTCGAGAAATATAAGGCTTATCTAACAAAAATGTGCAATGAGGGAAGTATGCGTGAGGAGACTTACGTTGACTACAGCAGCCGTGTCCGTATCCTAGAAAAATGGAAGAAAGAAAAAAACATAACTCTCAATTTTTCTTATCAATGGGACAAAAGTAATGTGAGTAAATTTCTGGACTACATTTTCATCGACAGGAATAATACAGTATTGACTCGCAATAACTATCTTGCCTGGACTAAGAGTTTCTCCGCTTATCTGTTAGCTCGAGGCTATATACCAAAGAACCCAACAGAAGGTTTGGAACGTATCAAGAACAGACAGAAGAAAAGCAGAGATGTCATACCGGATTGCACTATGCAGCTCATCAGAGATTATCTGATGGAGCATAACAGGCACTATCTGCTGGCGTGTGAAATCATTCACTACCTCTTCATCCGCCCTCGAGAGATGTCCTATCTCAGAATCTGTGATATTCATATCAAGACTCAGACACTCACTCTGCATGGTGAGAACACTAAAAATGGTAATGATGCTGTGATTACGTTGCCGACTCATGTCATCAAACTCATGATGGAACTCAATATCTTCTCACACCCAGGGCAGGACTACCTCTTTTCTGACGGGTTCTGCCCCGGACCAGAAAGAAAAAATGAGAAAATGTTCAGAGACTACTGGACTCGTGTCCTGAGGAAGGAACTGAAGCTCTCACCTCGGTTCAAGTTTTACAGCTTGAAAGACACTGGCATCACCAATATGCTGCGGGCCAATGCCGACGTCTTGTCGGTCAGAGACCAGGCGAGACACTCATCCATACTCATCACAGACATCTATACGCCTAAGGATATACAGACGGCGAATGAGTATATCAAGAACTATCAGGGTATCCTATAATATAATAAGGTGGAGAGCTAACTGCTCCCCACCTTATTATATATATTATGATAGCATATAAAAATATCCCGTGTAAACTGGCTCGATGGCATCGTCCTTTACTTCCATCTCTATCTTCTCGCACACAAATTTCTTGTTGCGGATGATGTATATCTTGGAAGGGTCCGGTATGACATCTGACTTGAACTTGACTTCCATGCAATTTCGATTATCAATTTTGATAACTGAATTATGGAACTTACCAAGTGATATGACACCTGTATTGGTAGAATTCAAAGACAGAGAGAATAATTTTGTGTCCCCTATAGAACTAACTCCTGCATACTGATAATCAGTATTAATGCGGTAATCGGTTATAAACATAGGCCACCTCGACTTATTTCCAACCCAAGAAATATGGCCATATGGCTTGTCATACGCCTGCACTTTGCCTGGCAGAATGAAGAAAACACTCATGACCTCCTCTTCATCTTCGCTTTCTTCCATGCTCGACTCATCATCTATGGCATCCTGTACGGATATGTAGCTATATCCGTCATCATCAACATCGCACTCCTTGGAATCCGCTTCCTTGTCATTAGGTATTGACAACAGGCAACGCTTCTCGTAGTGATTATCTTCTCCTAAGAATGCTGTCTTGAAATTGATATCTTCTACAACTTGCGCTGCTGGAGAGATGCAGAGATCAACGTAATCATCGGAGTTCTGGTCTCTGATAAGCGGTGACCAGTAACCTGCCAACTGCCAGGTCTTGGTATTGTCCTCCTCTACATATATGTAATAGCTGTAGAAGTGCTCGATGATGGTCTGTCTCTTCTTCTTCTCGCTCCATCCCTGTGTTGTCAAGGCGAACTGGTTGCTCTCGCCAAAATAATCTACGCTTTTGACAATATTGAAGTTTCTGAACACCTTCTTGGAGATGCTCTCATAGCTACCTCTATTGACTGAATCATCTAGCTTATACTCCAGGTTAGCGGTTGATGAAGTACTGAAAGAACCGTCCTCGTCATAGTCTGCCGAATATTCATCCAGTGGTTCTATCTCAATTGAATCTACAGAACTCAACTCTGAGGAACTGATGACGCAGCAGGTCTTCTGGGCTTCATCGAAGTAGATGGAGGCATTGAAGAATTTCCGGAATTCTTCAATGAATGTATAAGATGACCAATGTGGAAGCGCCCTGCGCAGTTCACGAGTCTTGTAGGCCGAAGCTATATATAGCTGGTTCCACGGCTTGCAGTCGAAGTCGTTGCGCTTGAGAGTGTATCCTTCATATTCTACCACTTTGCGGAAGATATACATCAAGCTTGGCTGAACTGCCAGGTTCATGATAAATGGTGCATTGTAGCCGATGAACTGCTTTGTTTTATCCACCCCAACAAAATTTGCGATTAGGTCGTTCGTTTCGTCTCTTACTGGCATGAAGCACCATCTACCTTCCGCTCCCAGGAACTCCGAATGATTTTCATTCAGCCTGTAGATGTCTTTAATCTTCAGCTGGTTTTTAAATCCCTGAGAAAAACCTTTATCAATAGTATAACCAGGTTTATCAGCTGTGCCGAATGGAATCTCATCGATGTAGTGCTTGGTCATGCGGTCATTGAATTTGATGCGTGACTTGCCTCCGACTATCTGCAGTTTGATCTCTTTCTCATTCACGGAGAGTATGGTACCGACACCGCTCATGATGAGCTGGCTGTTACAGTACAGCTTGCAGTTATCGTATTTGGCGATATTCTTCTTGACTTCCAAGCGTGAGACATTTTTGAATATGACACGGTTCTCCAGTATATTCATGGGGAAGGTGATGTCATAGGTGTACTCACCATCATCGGTGACATACTGGTTAGCGTATGTCACCTTGATGGATGATGTAGAAATGGGATAGGCCTTATGGCCATTGATGATGCATGTTATCATATTCCACTACTTATTGTTTAAAATGCGCTGATAATCCTGCAGTCTGCGGTGCAGACCTCTACGACCAGATATCGGAACCTCGACCTCAATGCCATCGTCAAGAGTCTGTGTCAGACGGCTGACGGCTGCATTGACACCATCGAGGGACTGGCGTACTTCGGTGTTGTCATTATTAACATTGACTACAGGAGCCACCACGGTACTGCTGCCCTGTCCCAGAGAACGTGTGATATCAGCAGCGGTCAGCGAGCCAACAGTGTTGGAGCGCTGTGCCCTATCGATTAGGTCAAGAGCTGGACGGATGGATGAGTTGTTGACGGCATTGTGATTAGCCACGAACTCGCCTTCATGCACAACTCCAGCCTCCTTTCGGTAGCGGTTGCCTCCGGTGTAACCACCTTCGTAGTACCCTGCTGCCTCTGCCTGGTGCTGCTTTTTGATGGTAGCAATCTGCAGCATACCTGCTGCGGTTGCCATGCCGGCTGCGATAGGTGCCATAACCCAACCTGTGACAGGAATGCTAGCTGCTGAAGAGTAGGCGTTGATGGCAGCCATAGCGGTTGATGCGATTGCTTGAGCAATCTCAATCTTCATGGACTTTCTGTTTGCTTTAGACTTGGCTGCGGCTAACTCTTTGTCTCGCTTCTCCTCCAACTTTTTCTTTTTCTTCGAATTGTTGCCAGCTGCAGCAATCTGCTTTTCGTAGTTCTTGGAGATTTTCGCCTGCTCGAGGTCAGAGCATGCCTGAGCGTATGCCGACGCAGAAGAAAGAATGTTGTTGATGCCGTTGTATGCGGCAGAGGTCTGCTGCACCATGTTATCGAGGAAGTTGGTGGTCACCTGCGCCTTGGCCTGCATGTATGCAGCATGGTTCTGCTTGTCGCTGCCATACAACTCCTTCAATTTCTCCATGGTGTTCTGGTAGTTCTGAATCTGTGAGGAGAAGTATCCACCCAAAGTTGTATTGCCGGTCGACTGGGACTCACCTGCAGCAGCCCTGGCACTGTTGACCATCTCAGATGACTTATCATTGATTTTTATCTGAGCGCTACCGACACCATTATCATCAGCATCAATTTGCGCTCTCTGGGCAGCAAACTGCTTGGTTATCTCCAACTTCATCTGCTGATATTCCTCCTCCTTGATTAATCCCTGCTTGTAGAGATTGTCAAGGCCATTGAGGTACATAGTCTCCTGTGCCTGCAAGTCTTGTTTGCCGAACTGCTGACGGAGTTCACGCAGCTGGTTCTGGTATGACTCCTGCATCTGCAGCTGATGGTCGAGTGATGCCTGCTCCATTTCAGCCTTCATATCCAGCCATTCCTCGCTTCCCTCATTGTAGAGCGCCAGGCGCTTCTGCATTGCATCTGCATCATTCTGATAGATAGCTTCATCGAGAGCGATGTCATTCTGATAGATAGCGGAGTTGGCATTATTGTACTGAGCCTTGATGCTCGCCTCCTTTTGGAGGCGTTCACGCTCAATGGTCTGCTCATTCATTTTGAGGATGGCAGCATCATGCTGCTTGACAACGTTGACCTGGTTGTCAAGCAACTGCTTGTACTCATTACTCTCAGCACCATACAACTGTTTCAGCTTGGCAAAGCCCTTAATCTGGATGTTTTGACGGTCATCGATGAACTGCTGATAGGTTTTCTTGCCTTCTGCATAGGCTTTGGCGTTGTCTGCCATCAATTCGTTGGTCTCAGCCTTGATGCTATCGGCTGCCTGCTTCTGCTTGCGTTTGGCTTCAGCCTGGCGCTTACGTGCCTCGGCTGCAGCAGCCTTCGCCGCCTTGACACGAGCCTTGCGCTCTTTTGCAGAAACCTGATGAGTGCCGGTTGTACTCTGCTTCTTAATGATTGTACCATCATTGCCCTTGCCATTGTAGCCATTGTTGCGCCATGGTTCCGGATCATTCACCTCGAAGTGTTGCGCTTCGAGCTGGGTAATCTTGTCGATTAGCTTCTGCTGGTACTGCTTTTCACGCTCAATGCTCTTGTTCATCACATCGATGAACACTTCTTTGTTGTCGGAAGCTAAGTTTAACAACTTAGTTTTACCACTTGCAAACGGATTTATACGCCCCCAAACTTTTGTCCAGAATCCACGCTTGTCGTTGTCAGCTTCGTTTAGTATGTCTTCTTGTTCAGCCTGCTTTGCTATAGACTCAGCAAGTTTCTTCTGCAAGCCATCGATGACGATCTTCTTCTTCATCATGTCGATGTAAGACTGGATCTGCCTTGTTGCTTGACCGGTTCGCACTGCTTCCTCTGTGATGTTGCCGAGGTGCTCACGCATCAGCTTTCCGTTGAGTTCTTCCAGGGCTGACTTGCGGTCTGACTCAGCTGTGGTGTTGGACTGGATGGCAGAAACGAGGCGCATGATGGATGCCTCCTCTTCTGCTGCCTGCTTGTTGGCATCGGTCACGGCATCATTGTAGTCACGCTGAGCCTGCTCAGCTGTGCTCGTCTCTTTAGAGAGTGTGACGATTGCGGCTGTCAGACCCACAACAACAGCAATCACGGCAGTGATCGGGTTGGCAAGTAACACTTTGTTCCACAACATCTGCGCAGCAGTGGTCAGTTTTATCTCACGTGTCAACGCCATCTGAACGATTGCCATGGTCTTGAGAGCTGATGTCTTAAGACCCACAAGGACGAGATGCGCCTTTTCGCGCAGAATCATGATGTTCAACCATGCCATCTGCGCCTTGTCTGCTATCAACTTTGCCTTAGATACTGCTGTATAGGTGACGATGGCGGCTGTCAGCACAATTAATATGCGCCAATAATCTTTGACGAAATCAACGAGTGTGGAGAGTGCCCGAACTCCGAGACTGGCTGCAGATATGCAATATCGTGCTGCAGGATAGAGTTTCTGTCCCAGTTCGATGGAGAGATCCAGGAACTTCTTGCTCGCCTTGTCAAGTTGAGCCTGTACGCTCTCATTCTGTGTCTCGAACTCATTGAGGACGGATGTGCCTTCGGAATAGGCTTCGTTTGCCAGGTTCTGGGCAGTCTTGATGTCATCGAGCTTGTCAGCGAGGACGGTGAGGACACCAGTAGCCCTGGATCCATCCATCTTCATTTCCTCGAACATTGGTGCAAGGTCGGCAAAACCGCCCTTGGCTCGCATGGCTGCCAGGAACTGGAGGAGTGCGCCGTTGGCATCCTCCTTCAGGGTGTTGGCGAACTCCTTGACATTGAGTCCTGCAATCTTTGCAAACTTTGCGGAGTCTTGGAACATTTTTGCCAGAAGGTTCTGTACTGCAGTAGCAGCCGTCTCGTCCTGCTGCATGTTCTGGTCAAGGACAGATGCGAGACCCATGATCTGAGCCTGTGTAAAACCAGCCTGCTTGCCGACACCTGCTACTCGCGCGGTGAAGTCAACGAGATATCCTGCAGAGGCAGAGGAATTCTGAGCCAGTTCATTGACTGCAGAACCTGTCGCCAACATGGCACCTCGCAGACCTTTGGTCTTGTCTTCGCCGAACATCTGGGCGAGTTTACCGATTTGTGAGACAGCTTTATCGCCGAGGTCATCCCCGAGGGCGACATTGATTTTATCGGCTCCATCAACAAAATCTTCAACTGCAGCAGTCGATGTGATGCCTAGTCTGCCGGCATCCTCTGCCAGTTGATTGAGTTTCTGGCGAGGTGTGCGAGTATCCATCTTCTTGAAGTCTTCGTTCATTCGCTCGACCTCATCGGCTGCTTGACCGGTGTACTTGCGTACATTGGTCATCTCATCATCCATCTTGGCATATTCCTCCACACATTTTTTTACTGTGAAGGTGATGCCGGAGATGGCAGCAACGGCTCCAAGGGCGATGCCCTGCATGCGGTTGAACCAATCGGCAGAGCGTTTGATCCAGGACTCCTGGGCTACTCCTTCGGCTCTGACCGCCTGCAGTTCTGCCTTCAACTGCTTGGCTTGTCTCTCCATCTGCTTGAACTGCTCGGTACCACGCTCCATACCCTGCATCTGCTGGTTAAGTGCCTTGATGGAATACTCCAAGTCACGGATGGAGGATGTTTTGAGGTTGGACATGGTGTTATTGACCAACTGCATCTGCCGCTTGGTCTCCTTGATGTCCACATTGGTGCGGTCAATCTCCTTGTCATACTGCTGCATGAGGGTGACCACCTTCAGCTCACTCTGTCGGATGCGCTCCAACTCTGCCTCGACCAGCTTCAACTGCGAAGCCCGAGAGGCATACATGGTTGTGTTTGGGTCGAAATCGGCCATCTGCGAGCGAAGTCTGCCTGCAGTAAAGTTGAGATCGTTAAGAGATGCATGTTTCAGATTTGACACGGTTGCCGTCATGCGTCTCGCTTCTTCATCAGCCTTGCGTGTTGCGCCCTTCAGGGCAAGCATCTGCTCCTTGACCTTTGAGAGTTGTGCATCCAGCTTGGCGAAGTCTGAAGGATCAGACGCTGCCTTCATCTGCCCCTTCAGATGTCTAGCTGCCTTCTCCAGCTGTCCGAGGCTTGCACTTGACAGGTTGTCGAGTGTCTCCTTGACGCTCATGGTTGAGTTCTTGAATAGCTTCATCTCTCGCTCTGCAATCTTCAGTTCCTTGGCGAGGGTTGAGCCTAAACGAGTATCGCCCGTCGAGAAGGCTTCCTGTTTAGCCTTCTTCAGACGAGCGACCTTATCTTCAAGCTCTTTGAGGCGGTTCTTCGCCTCCTCAGAATTGAGCTTGATGACTGTTGTATATACTTCTTGTCTTGCCATTTATCGGGTGACTTGTATATAGCTGTTATATAATATGTTGGAATGGGGATTGAAGTTGATGACCTTGACATCATAGCCTTTGGTGCCCCACCGCCACCAGAGGAATCTGTGCTTGTACTGCCTGTAGACGATGGTTTGGAGGCTGTCTCTCGCCTTGTATGTCAAGATGGAGTCTGCCGTGTTGAGACGGAAACTGAGCCATCGGTCGCAATAAGTATAGACAGAATCGCTGCGGTCAGTCTTGACAGTATCAGCAGAACTCAGACTTGTGCGCTGGTCTACCATGACCTGGCCAAGACGTATGTCCAGGTCATGGAGCAGCTGGCGGTCGTAGGCTTGAAGTTTGTACTCCTCTGCCGGCATCTGCAGCACCTGCTGCGTGATGACCGTGACCGAGTCGCGGATGGTGTCTCGCCTGGCAGGAGCATACTGAAGTTTCAGCCCATTGAGCTGTTCTCTCAGTTCCTGCTCCGCTCGCTGCCGTCGATGGTCAGAAATCCAGACGCAGGCGATAATGACCAATATCACCGATATGGTCATGATGATAGACTTGAGATGTTTCTGCATATCCCATTGATTTAAATGTCAGCATACTCAGGAATGGCGTCGAAGCAAGGACACTCCTTGATGCGCTCCCACGGATCGACCACTCCATTGTGGTTCTTGTCAGGCGAGATGTCGCGATGTCCCATGATCTTGGCATCAGGGTATCGCTCTCTGAGATGCACAAGCAACTCACGCAACCCCTTTTTCTGAAGATCTGTGCGGTTGTCAATAGGCTTGCCTGTACGTGAAATGCCGCCCATGTATGCCACGTTGATGGAATCGAAATTGTGTCCCGCGACTCCGTTGGATGGAAGATCTTCTGTCATGAGCTGCGTGCATTTGCCGTCTGCGGTCACGACCCAGTGATATCCAGGATAGTGCCAGCCCTTGTTGGTGAACTCCTTGAGCAAGGCATCGACAGACCATGACTGTCGGCTTGCTGTACAATGAATAAAAATTTTCTTAATCTTGCGTGCCATTTTTGTTATTGAAATATTTATTGATAATGTCTTTAACTCGGGTGTCAAAAGTCAGTGCGAAACCAAAGACGGTTGCCACGTAAACCAGACTCTGCCCAAAGTACCACAAGACGTTAGACGTGACGTCGTGGGACATAAAAAAGCTGATGTACACGAGCACAATGCCAGCAATCAGAACTATGCCAGCAGAGCTGTAGTGTATCCAATCCTTGGTATTTCTCTGCATATCTGTACCTGATTAAATCTGGCACAAAGGTACATATAATATAAGATATATAAAAATACGGCAGGAAGGACTGTTCCCCCTCCTGCCGTATCTGAAAACTATGAGATATCACGGTCGAGCAGTTCCTTGGCCATCTGCTTAGCCTGCTCTCGCCAATTCTGGAATGTCAGGTACTCCGTCTCGTGCTCCTTGTTGCCATCACCATGGTTGCACAGGATGGCTTCGACATCGCTCTGGCTGTACTTAGTACGAACCAGACCATTCACAAACTCGCGATAGCTTGCCGACTTAGCCTCAATCTTGGTGGAGCCGTCGATCTCACTGCCCTCGTAGCTGTAAGCTGTTACTGCCTGACTATCGCCATCAGACTCCGACATATTGGTGTCTGGGTGATAGTTTTCAACTCTCTGTTCACTCAGGAACAGGAGAAAATGCTCGCTGTCATATCTCAAGAATGACATGCGACAAAGATAAAATTTCTTGTGCATCTATATAAACTTATAAAATTTCTTGCCAAACTTGTTGGTGAGTTCTGCTGCAACGGTGTAGAAGCCTTTATCCAACAGCTCCCACTCCTTGCGTGCCTGGTCAACCAAGATGTCAGATCCAGTAAAGAGCCACCACGACTCTGGCTGCCACACCGGTTCCTCGATTTCATCGCCCTGCTCATCGAACTGTCCCGTCTTCTTGACATGATCAATGAAACGGAAGCGGATGGCGAGGCGGTCTTTGGGCACCTTCTTGGTGACCATTCGCTTGATACCCTGGTCGTCAACCTCTTCAACCTGCTCCATCTTGAAATCAACTCTCGACTTATCAATCTTGTAATCCTCTATGAGGATGAGGAACTTGTCATAGTCCTCAATGTTGTGGCACAGGATGTCGCCTGTATGCTTCTTCTGCGCCATTTTCATGCCCTCGAAGGGAACCTCGCCCTTGCGGGCTTTCACAATCTGACCATACTTTTTCATACCGATTTTATTTAATAAGTTTTTTGTGTCTGCGTGTTTGGCAAGGCCTAGCCTGGATGCTGCCTTGCGCTGGATCTGTTCATCGCTAAGTCCACGTTTGCGCAATCTTGCCACCTGGGCACAGAGTGCCTGCTTGGTGCGCTTGCGCAAAAGAGTATGGTCGGCAAAGATCTTCTGTCCACAGAAGTCTATGCCGTCACATGTACGATGAATATTCCAACTTTTATTGATGCTCAGCTTCCAGTCTCTAGCCAAGTGCATGACTGCAAGCTCCGCCATGAGGCGTAAAAAGACCTTATCTTCATGCATGATGAAGATATTGTCCATGAATCTATAATAATGTTTGAGCCCATCGCGGCAGAAACGGTCGAAGCGCTCATTGAGGGATTTTACCCCCCCCATATTTAATACTCTTGCCTGCTGCTCCGAGCGGCATGTGAGGAGCATGTCCGTGACGTATCGAGCCTGCCAATAACCGTGTTTTTCGGGGTCTTGGAGTATATCAAAACTCCGCATGGCGAGATAGTCAAACCTCGCCAGAAACAGTTGTCCTAAAAGTTGTGTGAGCTTGACACCCAGCACTATGCCGTTGGCATAGCTGTCAACGACTTCGTCGATGAAAGCAAGCAACTTGCGGTCCTTGATATACAACCTGTACTCTCTCTTGAGCAAATTGTGCTCAACATTCTGGAAATAATGGTGTATATCCATGGGCAAGCAATAGAATGTGTCTTGCTGTGGCGAAGTAAAGATGTCCTGCTTGATAATCTTGTAGAAGAAATGCGTGCCACGCCCCTTGGTACCAGCTGGGCTGTTGAAAGGAATCTTGGCTCTCAACTTATCTTCACTGGTGTGCATGGCTGCATGCTGAATGACATGATCGCCAACAGGCAACTTATTGACTATGCGATGCTTGGGTTTTTCAACCGGCTTGGCCTCATAGTCTGATGTATGCCAAGTCTGATGGGTATAGGCATTTAGCAGGGCTTGAAGATTTGCCTCAAACTCTGCCTCAAATGCTTGAACAGAGAGACGGGACTTCTTGTGTCGGGAAAAATCAAAAAATGCTTCACGAAAATTTTGCAAAGTCTCCACCTCCTGTGAAATGTTGCCTAACCTCTTCACTTGCTTTTTAAAATTTTATGTAAATATAAAAAAAGGTCGGTGTCTGTATAAATGTCGGTGTCTGTGTCTGTTGTCTGCTTTTCTAATGTCCTAACTTTCGACCGGATGACCCATTGTCATCATCTACTAGCTATTCTGCTAAAGTGTATGTTTTGCCATGAGGCAAGGCCTGACTCCCGAAATCTCTGCAGCTAAGCAAACTAACCTGCAGTATCTTGTTAAGTTGAGGGCCGCACCGTAGTTCACATTGGAATCCGAGACAGCATTGTTCACGTTGAGCGTCGAAAGACCGCATTGACCACCATTGTTAGCGTTGCCACCGCGCAAACACAAGCGAAAACCGGCGCAGGAATCACAGCCTGGTTTGAAAACCGCCTGCAAAGGTACTGAAAAAAATCGGAATGAAAGAATGTCAAAGAGCGAAATTTCAAAAAAAATCGACCGCCCAAGGGCGGTAGGGTTTGCTCGCTACGCTCGCAGGGTGCTCAGGATTGCCCTTGGCTCCGCTTGGGAACCTTGGTCAATCCCGCACACTCCTGCTCACGCCAGCACACCTCTGAACACTTTAGGCCGCCTCGTAATACACTGGTTCCAATGACCACTCGGATGCTGCTTCGCAGAGGGCCGCACCGTAGTACACATTGGAAACCGAGACAGCATTGCACACGTAGAGCGTCGAAAGACCGCATAGACCACCAAAGTGAGCGCTGCCACCGCGCAAACACAAGCGAAAACCGGAAGTAGCGTTTGACGTATTCCAGAAATAGCTAGTCGAATAGGTTGACTCTGTAGCACCAATCTGCGTACAGAAGTTCTCCAGATGTTCCATCGACAAGGTCTTGATATATCCTTCACCACCGCCAGGTGACTTGCTCAACGCCTTCATGCCGGTAGCATTGCCGATAGTCCAGGAGCCGTAAATAGACGGAGCGACCAGGTGGGTCATGGTCTTGTCACTATTCACCTGGCAGAACTCATCATCCATCATTCGCCAGAGATTGCCGAAGCCGTTCTTGTAACCGAAGAAACATGGAATCTTGGCATTATAGACCGTTGTGCCTGCGTCATTCTTAACTGCATAGGTCGCTTCTCCACATGAATCACCAAGCTCTATGCCTGCACTCATTGGTGCAACTGGTCGCCAACCATTGTAGGTTTCCCAGTTCGGCATCTGCGTCAAGCCTGCTCCGAGTCCACCTTGGAAGAGGCCGTTGGCATCCTTGTTGGCATTGACTGCATCCTGATCATAATGAGTACCGAAGATGACACTGAACAGTATTGCGACAATGGAAGTATGTCGCATGGTTGTGCAAAGCCAACCCTTGCCGTTCTTACGCGCTGCAGCTCTGAACTGCTCTGTAGTCATAGCGGTTGCAGGTCTGCCCAGCAACGTATTGTTCTTGCCATCATAGGTAGCATTGTTGTCGCCACCACGGTAGTTAGCTGCATTATTGATGTAACTAACCAGGCGTCCGGTACTACGCTCAATAGTAGCGAAGCCCGCTGCAGAAAGACTGCCGATTGGTATCTCGAGATTGTATTCACCTGGTATTGGCTTGATGCCAATCTGCTCATAGTGCAATCCGCCAATATCCTTGATGACAACGTAGAATTTACGGCCCCAGCCCCACTGATAGTGACCTTCTGTACCATCCAGCCTTGCCGGTTCACCAGTAGCATACTTGTGGTGATCCTTGCTGTCGAGCTTTCTGCGGCTGTGGTCATTCTTGACCAAGTATGCGCCAAGTCCGAGGACGTATGGCAACTCCTTCAGCAATTCAAGTGAGCCAATGTATGACGCCGCTTTAGGCGTTGCGTTATTTGTGTCCCACACTCTTCCGCACCAGGCATGCTGACCTACAGCAAGGTCAGCCTTAAGCGCATCCATGCCAATTCTAGTGACATTGCCATTTTGGTCTGCCAGCAGCACGCTCTGGTTGCTGTTGGCGGTTGTGACTTTCGTCACGGAGTTGAATTTTTTACCTTCCATAATTATTATAATATTTTTTTTAGCAAACTATTCCAATCACTATGATACACGTGCCCTAATCCGTCACTATAATCAATCCTATCCTTGCTCAAAAACAGATGACTTTCATTATCTGTCCCCTCATCAGAGTATATTCTTAAACCAAATTCTGGATCTATATTCACCCGTTTCCTTCCACCAAATCCAAATAAATCCATTGTCGCAATTCGACTCAGCGTATCACCATCTGACTCAAATTTAACCTTGAAAAGGTCTGTCATCTCTGCAACTGAGCCTGGCAAATTCCAGTCATCATCATTAACTGAAGTTGGTCCACGCATGACAAGGTAACCCTTATCAGCATTCATTTCGATTTCATTCCAGGTCTTCTCATTTCTAGACTTGAAATTACCTGTTGCCTTAATGTTCTCAAAATTACCACCCTTGCAATCGAGATTTCCGTCCTTAGCTCTGAAGACAACATTGCCGTCCTTATCCTTCATCTCGATTGTTCGGACACCTAAATTTTCAACAATCTGAAATTGCGATAAGATGATATTGGCGACAACCAGTTCAATAGGGCTTCCAAGTCGCCAGTAGCCATTGTTGGTATCCTCGTTACTGCCTGGGTAGTTAGTTGCAGTCTTGACGTGACTCTTGATGCAGCTATAATAACCGGATTTGTAGATGACTGCATCCTTCCACTCCTCGCCTGCAGCACCTGCCTGGAAGCTGTAGCCATTGCCGCAGTTAGACCAAGACTGCGGTCCTCGAAGTGTTGCTCCAGTCTCTCCCTTAGCTCCAGGTTCACCATCTTCAACGGTAATTATAGGTACCTTATATGTATAGGATATCCCATCTACTCCAACTAATATGTCTAGCGCATCGTTGACTATAGTATTTTTTTCTATAGTTATCTGTAAGCGTCTCCCTTTTTTATATTTGACACTACGCATGCTGACGCCTGTAGTATCTTTGGTCAAGTCACAAGATACAATACAGTCTTTTTCCATGCCAGCTTCGAATGCCTGCACGTCGATGCTATAAGATCCGACGAATTGAGACTTCTTGTGAACGATAGACGACATGGATAGTTGTATGTTGATGGCATCCTTGCCGGCAGCACCATGGCACATCGGTGTGGACACCTTCTCACTTCCATCGGTGTAGTAGAAGTGTGTCCGACTCCAGATATAGTAGCCCTTGCGCCACTGAGGAGCAGTTGTCTGCCAACCCTCTGTCGGAGCTGTAGTCAGACTTGTTGACTCCGCATACTCCACGTCGGTATTGGATATGCCAACACCGACGCGGAGGAACTTAATCACTCTTGTGATAACTGACATAGACTATTTAACGGATTGAATTGTTAATGCTACGTTGCTGTAACCTGCGTGTATGCAGTCTTCTCTCGTCACAGCGAAAGAACTCAACTGGACAGTAGGCTTGCGTGCCGCTTCGGTATTGAGGACAACACCGGAACCGGATTTCAGCGTGAAATAGAATTTAGTTTCCACCGCTTCTGACTTGCCTCTGACAATCATGCGAGGTGTGTAGGTCACAGTGCCATTACCTGCCTCGTCCTCGCTGATAGACTCATCAGCGGGTGTCGGGTTCGGCTCGATGTCATACGGATCCGACGCGTCGATGACTGTCTGGAAATCAAATCCCAGCAGATTATCCTTGCCCATGGCCTTGTCATTGTAGACCTCTACCATGTATTCGCGAGTACAATCGACCTCGGATGCCTTGACAGTAATTGTCTTACCATTAGCTCCTGCAATCTGCTCCCAACCCGTGATGCTGTTGATGGCTCTGTACCACTTATAATATAGCCCTGATGTCAGGGTCTCGTTGGCCAGCGTGGTTCTGGCTTCGAGCTGGCAGCTATCATCCTTGTTGTTGAGCACGAAGTTGTGTGTATCGCTTGCAGGAGCCTTGATTGACACTCGATAGGCTACGCCTGTGTACGGACCGACCGGAATCTCGTATACAGCCTGTACCTCATCGGTAATCTCCTGCTGATTGGATCTCTCGGATATCTTGCCGACCATTTTGATGTTGATGGCTGTAAAATTGGATGCCTTGACCAGGTTGTTGCATATCTTCAGCCCCCAGAAAAACTGCGAAGCACTTGGTCTGATAATCTCAAAGAGGCCTTCGAAGAGACCGGTCGATTTGCCGGAGCTGTTGAACGGTATCTCAGTCTCGTTGAAGAAGAACTTCATGGAGACAGGTGTCGTGACACCATCTGCAGCCCTCGATGAGATGACTACGAAATAGAGCTTAGGCTGCGACTTCGAGAAGTCGGGATAGACGATAACGACATCACCGTTTTTCTGGTACTCCTGGTAGAGATCTCCATCCGGAGACTGGATAGATGGCGTGAATGTTCCCATCTTCTGGATGAACTTGATGTTCACCGATTTGCTTGCACTACTCATTCTTTGCCTCCTCTCTCATGATGAATCTGCTGTCTGTAGCTACAGGCAGCTTGTTGCACACTTCACCCTCCTGCTCCATGCAGGCTGTCTTGCCGTCCATGGCGATAGCGCCAATCTTGGACAGCGTCTCCTCGAACTCGATAGGTTTTCCGAGTGGCAGGATGTCCTGACACCACAGAAGGAAACTGCCATCCTGCAGCTCTGTTCTGTCCTTAGTCAGCTGAAGGAACTCTGCAACCTTTCGGTTTGCCTTGATGTATCTTTCCATATTAAAAAAAAATAATTATTAGTGAAAAATAAACGGATTGCCGTCAGCGTCCACGAAGACCTTGCCGTCGGCATCCATTGCTAGAGCTAAAGGTTCGAGGTCTTTGACTTCCAACGCGAGTATAGCTCCTCTGTTTGGGTCCAGAAGTTCTGTAGGAACACTCGGAGACATGCCATGTCCGACAAGGACAGCATTCTCGAAGTGTACCGAATTATTCGGTGCCATCCACCAGAGTACCTGCAGCTCTCTCGTAGGGTTTGCAATTTCCCCTACATTGTCAAAAATAGTTGCCCTTGGGTTTACCTCCTTCGTGTTAGGAAGCACCTCATCGACCGTATCAAGCATGTCGTAATCGTAGAACGGAATTCTCCGGACGATGTTGACTATCTTGAATGGTGCGGCATCAGACAGTTCTACGCTTTCCGGATTGCCTGCTGCAGAGTATCTTGCTCTACACCTGATGCAGATGCGCTTACCCATCAGAGAGCGGTCTAGCGTGACGGATGCGCCATCAGCAGATACCTTGATATCTAAATCATCTGCAGTAATGGCAGAGAACTGCCCTCTATCACGGAGAATTTCCCAGACGAACAGTCTCTTCTCCTTAGCGCACTCTTCAGCCCCTAGGCGCAGAGAAGCGCTGATGACCTGCTTGTCGGTATCACGGAGCGGGTTGTAGTAGCGGTCTCCGCTTGATAGCAGGAGCGTCGGCTTGTAGATGGTCGCATTCTTGCAGTTGATGGAGTAGTCCATCGTAATATTGCGAACTTCGTTTGTTCGGGTGTCCAGGTACTTCGCCTTGAAACGGAGCAGTATCGGCTTCTGCGGTGCTGCGTTGATGTACCAGAGCAGCTTGCCTGCATCATTGCCTGACGATGTGATGACATGCTGCTTGGGTATCGTTACCAGCGCATTTCCCTCCACTCCGTCTACAACTCTGTACCAGGCGATGTCGGTCAGTTCGCTGTTGACACGTCCACTCTTGAGTATGCCATCTCGGTCAATCATGCTTATAACCGGCTGCAAGGCGCATGGTGTCAGCCTGTAATCAGGAGAATACTCATCCTGATCAGCATCATAGGTCTGTTCGAGCGGAACGCTGCCTGATACGGACTTGGAGTAATGTACCTGCAGAGGCGTGTACTTGATGTCTAATCTTTTGTATTTCATTTTTTATATGTTATTAAACACATTCCAGTGTGATGGAATCTTGGGCGACCTCATCGCCCAGGCCATCACGAAGTGTAACAGTTGCCGTGAACTTAATCTTAGCCGGAACTCCCTCGCTGTCGACGGAGAGGTCTGACTGTGTCAGGACGATTGCCTTGCCTGCCTTGGCTCCGACTTCGAGTGTCCAAATGTTGTCGCTGGTTACTCTCTGTTCACCGGCCTTGTTCTCCGTGTATCTGGTCCAGGCTACGTCGCTGTCGAGAATATCTGAGGTGATATCCTGGCCGTAGAGCGTAGCAACGATAGTCAGCGGAGCCCGGAAGTTGTCGAAGTCATAGATCGTCTCGTCTTCGAGAAAGTCAATGGTGAAGGCAGGATTGCCCTCTATCATCGCCCAGTCGGTATTGTTCCATCTTGGTGCGGTATGTGTACCGGTCATCTGGCATCGCCACTTGCATCCGGTATACCAGACGTCGGAGGTCTCGTATTTACCGGTTTCCGGATTGAGAGCTGAGCTGAAATATTCTGCCGCCTCTGACCATGGTCCCCGGTCTACATAATCGACAACCGGCTTGCCATGATAGTCAATCTGTATGATATCCTGGGTGATGATGCCGGCTGCATAGAGATAATCCCTGCCCTTGACGATAGGAAGGTCGAGCGACTTGACGAACTCAGGCATGTCGCCGAAGACCATGCCGTAGTTGTAATCATCCAGTATCGGCTTGGTGACGCCCGTCAGCTTGACTATGCGCCCCTCGGAACTGGAGATGTAGAAGCAGCTCTGCAGCGACTCTTCGGTCTGGTTGCCATAACGGGCGATGTTCATGAGCTCGCACGGCGGGAAGTTCTTGCCTGCCGGAACATCGGCATCAGGATAGAGGGTGACCTCGATGTAATTCTTAACCGCGTTGACGCTGTTGACTCTCATCCATGAGGTGTAGTAATCAGCCGAAGTGCCTGAATTGGCTGCCGAGGCGATGTTGTTGACCACACCCTTGATGACGTTGCCCACATGCTGCGCCGTGAAGTATCCACTATACTTGGAGCGGAGGTGCAGGCCATAGCATCCATCACCCAGGCTGTCAACGCTCTCGATGGTGTCGCTCTCCGTGAAGAAGGTGTCACCCTCCTGCGCAGACAGGCGGTTGACAATCAGCTCCATGACCCGCATGTATGTGCGGACGGTGATGCTCTCAACCTCTGCATTGCCATTGTCATCGACCTGTGCGCCCTTGCCGTTGTACAGCCCGGAGACAAAGTCACCGAACTGTGCACCCGCCTTGAGCTGCGCCATCTGCTCGGAGATGAGTCCACGCAGGAAGGTAATCATGCCCTCAGCAGCATCATCATGCTGCCTGCTCAGATACTTGTCTGAGGTCTCATCGGCACAGAAGTGCAGCAGCGAGAGGAAGGCGTTTCCGATGCGGTTTGCCGTGTTGGCCTGCAGGCGTCGCTCGTCTCTGATGCCCTCGAAGAGGGTCTGAAGGTTGCTCTTGTCTAATTTGTCTGCCATTTATTTTTTTGTCTGCAAAGATAATATGCCGATGGAACCGATAAAAATACGCTCCCTAAAGGTTGCGTGCGGCTCCTATGCCTGTAAACATTTCCGTGATGGCTGATGCCATTAAGCCCTGATAGCGCTCTCCATAGAATTCCGCTTCATGCTCATTGAGCTTCATGACTGACGAGTAGTACTTTCGGCTGAACCAGTCGCGAGGTCCCTTCGGGTCACCACCGGCAACCCTGCCGCCCCATGCAGGACCCACCTTCTTTGGCTTGTCAAGTCCCTGCTCCTCTCGGTATTCCTCGCCGAGGAAGTTGAGATCTCCACCGTTGATGCGTCGGATTTTAGCTCCCTGGCTCCAGCGGTACCACTCATGAGCCGGACCAACGCCTGCTGCAACATAGATGCCGTACATGAGGAAATTGTGCTCAATGGTCGTTGTCGAGCCCTGCTCGATATGCGCCTTGATGCTGCGGTATAATGCTCCGGTATCGATGGTACGCAGCCGCTCCATGCGCTCTCGCCAGAACTCGCCCATGGAATCAGCCCAACCATGCTCGTACTTGAGCAGGTCGTCTATGGTTGACTGGTCTGCCATAGGCTCTCGTCATACTGTATGTCGATAGGTTCGTCTGATGTGACCATGAAATAGAGTCCTGTGACGCCATTCATGGACCATCTGCCCAGCTCGCTCGAATAGACCTGCGTGAGGTCCAGGAACTCCATCTGCCCGTCGTATGCCTCACGGCTCTTGTCGTGAAGCATACGGCTGAGGAACTGGCGGAAGATATAGCGGCAGATGTTAAGCTTCTGCTCACGGTCTGCCATGTCCTCGCGTCGGTAGCCTGCCAGGATCCAGACGGTATAGACGTTGCGATCAAAGAAGCCCTCTCCGACGGAATGGGTGTTGCTGTCAACGGTGTCTGACACCATGATGAAGTTGGAAGCCTTGCGGAACTGCTGCATGACTCCCTGGATGGAATCAGGTCCGGAACACTCTGTTGCGACAAAATTATAATCCCTGCAGGTTCTGCATTCGGCAGCCAGCTGCTTGAAATATGCGATGGAATCGAAGTTTTTTACTGTCATGTGCTGTAATTTTAACTATTTTGCCTGTTACGCTCCTTGAACACCTCTGCCTCCCGTGCCTTGTTGTCAAGCTCCGTGAGGGCAGCCCAGCAGTCGGTATTATAGACTGCCTGCTGTTTGGTCACGTCGCCATCGGTGAGTGCCCTGATCTGCGCCTGCATGGCAGGAAGAATGTCCACACGGCGCAGCTCTCCACCCTCTCTTGCCGGTTTGAAGAAGTGAGGGAAGTTGGCGGCGAAATACTCCTTGACGCTGGAGAACCACATGAAGACGCCCAGAAGCTCATAAGGCTCAAAATGGGCGGTTTCATCGGCAGAACCATCTTCGGTTCTGTACATGAGGTGCGCCATCTTCTGCAGGAACTTGTCTTCCTGGTTAAGCATGAACAGCTGGTAGTTCTTCTCGATATTGAGGTAATCGTAGAAGCTGACATCATGAAGCATGCTGTCAACTGCTGTTAGTAGAACGTCACTTGCTCTCTGCAAAGGCCGAAAATCGGTAAATTTGTCGATGAAATCGAAGTTTCTTAGCAGGGAGAGGATTTCTGCAGCACTGATATACAGGACTCTCTCGCACACTTTCCCAGTCTTAGCATCGCCATTTTCACCGCTTTCACCGCATTTAACGCTGCATTTCCACCCGGTTCTGGTGTACTTATGTACGGTAAGTCCGCAGAACCTTGCGAGAAGGTAGCATTTGATGACGATGCGGTCATGGTGAATCGACATGACGCTGAGGACATAGCGCAACTGATCCTCTGAAAGTTCCGCCCACGAAGACGGCGCCTTGAAATTGAACTCTTGTGTACCATCTTTATGAATTGAAAACGAAGGCAGGTTTTGATTTTTCATTGTCGAACTCTTTGAAATGGTTAGCCTTATATGCCGATGAATTCGCATATAATGGGAATTTATCGAGATGTGCATCTAAGTATCTGAGCAGTCTCGCACGCTCGTTGGAGTATGCCGACAGCCTGTCGTTTGCCAACATGATCAGGCTGCGGCTCAGCATGAGGCGCACGCTTCCTTCAAACTCATTGCCCTCTCTCACCCCTCTGACCAGACACATGATGTCATCCATCTGCTCGTCGGACACCAGCTTGCGCAGGGTGGCGTCTGCCTCCTGCATGGCTGCCAGCTTGGACATCCAGTCCTTGGAGGTCATGCTGGTCTGTCTCGTGAGATAACAATAACCCTCTATGCTCCACAAAACCGTCTGGATGCCCTGCTTTGCCTGTAGGGTGCTCCCCCAGCCTGGAACATCGGTGAGAAGAGTCATTACTGTGTCTTGAGCCACAATGAGGGCTATGCGGCATTGCTCAATGAGTGCCTCTACTCTGGAGGAACTTGCCGGAGAGACTTCGTTGTTTGCCACAACGCCAAAACCTGTAGGCGTAAGCACGAGGTCGAGGTGTCTGACTACGCCGAGGAAGGCATCGAGGCACACCGCCTTGATGACTGCTTCACGCAGGTCGTCGCTGGTCTCCAGTGCCGCCTCTCCTACCTCGCCCAGTATCTGCTGGCAGAGCCGCAGATAGGACTCCTTGAAATGCGGTTCCACCGACTCGAACACCTCAGAGTGCGAACTGGTGGCTGCAAGGATGCTCTGCTCGAAGTCATCCTTGCTGATCTGAATCTTCATTGTTGCCATTGTTTGAAACTATTGATGTCTGTTGATCCTTATTCTTGTCGAGTGTCGTGAGTTCTATCATCGGCACGTCTACGGTCACTCCACGGTCGGCGTAGCCATTGTAGTGGGAGATGACATGATAAGGCTTGCACATGATGTCGTGGCAAGCCTTCTCGAGCGACTGCTTGAGGATGAAGAGTTCGCGCTTGTCTGAGCCGGAATTGTTCATCTGGCTCTTGCCTGGTGTGGCTCCGATGAGGTTTGGATGCACGCCCAGCGAGAAGCAGAGGGCATTGGATGCCTCGCTCATGTCGTCAGCCCAGTCGCCACCCTCCTTCTTGCTGCCCTCGGAGAGGTTGATGATGCGCACCATGCGCTGCTCCTTGCCGTTAGGGTCGAAGTAATAGCCCGTGATGAGTGCCTTGCCTGCATTCTCCGGTCCGCACACGAAGTTGATGATGTTGTCCTTCTCCTGCAGGATGCGCTCCTTGCGCTTATCCGGGTCTATGATGTCCTCGTTGTTGCAGAGCTCCTCCCAATAGTCGCGGTGCACCTCTATCTGGATGCGAGGAGCGGACGTGTTCTTGATCATGTAGCGCTTGCCGATACCGATGAGACGGTAGATATCATACCACGCATCATCAAAAATGCTGGCATAGTATGGTATCGGATAGTACTGCAGTCCGGGTGTCGGGATGCGTGAAATGATGGCAAACTTGCAGTCCTTGCCCATCTCGGGTGCCTTGCCCCTGATGCCGGTATATGGATCTGGAGCCTTACCCATGCGCGCCATGAGGTCGCCCAGCGGGTCGTAGAGGTCGAGCAGCGGGATGACTTCAGTGTGGACCGGCGACATGACGTTGCGGAAGTCGCCGAAGAAGACATGCTCTATGCGCCCCTTGTCATTGGGTACCTCCAGTCGGCAGTAGGAAACGTCCTTGTGGCGGATGTTGACTATCTTGGAGTGGTCACGGCTCAGGATGATGACCTCTACCGACCAGAAGAAGAACTTCATGTCTGTTGCCTGCTGCATGAAGACCTCGTGGATGGAGTTCTTCAGGCAGAAGTCGCGGATCTCTGCGTCGGTGGTGTCCTGCTTGGTCTCCCTGTCCATGAAGCGCACACCCTGGCCGTAGCAGCACTGGACGTTGAACGCCATGGCTCGCTGCGCCACCATGTTGCGGCGCAGCAACTGCTGCAGGGTGTATGGCATGTCGTTGTCATCGCCATAGTTCACATACTCGAAGAGCTTGCCGTCTGAAGTCTCCAGGATGCCTGTTGTGGCGTCGCCCACCTCTCCGGAACCCAGGAAACTGGTATCCTGCCCATACTGCTGCTCGATGGTGGTGGAGTCTGTAACCCTGCTTACGCCCTCTGCCACGAGGGCGTAGCGGCTGTAGGAACCGCTGGCTCCCACTTGCTGAAGCTGATATTTTTTCTGTTTCATGTCATAAATATACTGGTAAGCCCAGGAACTGGTGAATGTAGATGTCCGGAACGGTGCGAACCTCGGCATTTGCCGGATTGACGAGGCGGTGGAATCCGCCACGCCAGCTGCTGCCCCTGACCAGCCATCCTGTATAGTCGACGGTCTCGCCGTCTGATGTCCACGCCTTCAGGTTAATGGTAGAGCGGTCTCGCTCTGCCTTGGCCAGGAGGCGCAGCACCTCTGTGAGGTGGTAAGCCGTGCGTCTCATCAGCTGAAGGTGTTGTCAAAGGTGTTGTCGAAGATACGGCCGGCTCGCTGCAGGTCAAGCACGTTGTGCTGACGCTGTGCGTAGGTGTAGCTGAAGGTGAAGCGTGGCACGCTGTCGCGCAGGTTGTCACGCTTGGACTTGGAGTCTGAGAGGGTGACACGCTTGCCCACCTTGGCAACGCCGCCGATGAAGTTGACCAGATAGACCTCGTCTGAGCGGAAGAGGTCATCTGCCCAGTTGGCCATGTCCGTGCCCAGATAGCCCGTGTCTGCATTGAAGGTGCGCTGCTCTGTGATGCGGTAGTTAACCCTGATGCCGCCCATATAGGCTGCATCGCGGGTGTACTGCGGGTCAACCTCGTGCTTGCCCGTGCAGTAGATGAGCTCCTGGCAGCCGAAGCTGTTGGTGAAGAGCAGAGTAGGTGCCACGTCACGCTCCTCGCTGTCTATGATGAGGGTCATGGAGCGTGAGCCTGCCTCTACCACGTAGTAGAGAAGGTCGGTGCCCTCGGTCTCGAAACGAGACGGAGAAACGTCGATGGTGGTGTAGATTTCATTGCCGCCGACGGCTGGTGCGGTAAACGGTTTCGTAGATTTGTCGGCGTAGTGTGCGGTGACTGTTGCCGAGTCCTTGCCCATGTAGTGAAGATACTCCAGTCGCCCCATGTAGGTGGTCTTGTGCCCCTCCAGCAGGGTGAGGAAGTGGGTATTGAGGAATGTAGAGCAGTCCACGCCCACGATGTCCACGGTGGAATAGTAAACCTTCAGGGTGGCTTTCTGCGTATCGGTGACTGTAGCCGAGTCGGTGTCTCCGGAGTCCGGAACCTGTTGCTCGGCGATGGTGATGGTGGCTGTGACTGCCAGCCTCCGGCGTGCATAGGGACGGAAGATGTCGGCAAGGTCGCTCACGGTGACCTCTCCATCGGCTGGATAGAGATACTCATCGTAGATGGTATCATCACCTATCTTGATGGTGACGAGCAGGCGCGTCTTGGCCGTGAGAATATCGATGTCGGGGAGGTTCTCAAGGAAGAAGCTGCCCGACGGAAGTGATGTGATGGTCATATATTATCTTTTTTTGTGCAAAGATAATATGCAGAGGATAAAAATAAAAATACGGCTGACTACCCTCTCGGGCGGCCAGCCGCTTCAAAGCTTTTCAAACTTTGTAAAATTTTTCGTGCTGCAAAGGTACGAAAAACTATTCATAATACATGGTAGTACTTGAAATTTATATGAGTTTTTAACTTAAACCAGGCTATCCGGCTTGACAACTCTCTCCCATATAGCCCATGCCACGGTGCCGTCTGGCTGCGTGGCTACCTGGTAGTCATGCGCCTGCAGGTACTGGTTGATGGCTTCTATACTGACACCGCCCATGTCATCAAGTTCCGTGGCGATGTCCTGGGAGGTCTTGAAACTCTTCTTGTAGTCGAGACCGGTGTCTGCATCCTTCATAGGGAGGTTGCAGCGGAAATGGAAGTAAGCGTCGAGCAGATCCTGCTCAAACTGCTCGCTGTCGAAATAATCTGTATTTCTTGGCATAATATTCTTTTTTAAAAGGGTGAAACTTAAATATCGTCTCCAGGGTGCAGGCGGTTCAATGCCGTCTCATAGAGGTCAACCCAGTAGCCCAGACGGGAAGCCCAAAGGTCGTATTTGGTCTGAAGTCTGGTAACACGGATCTCCTCTCGCTCCAGTTCTCTGAGGTATCTGCCGACAATGCGGTGGCAGTCTTGATTAACACAGTATCTTGACTGAATCTTGGCGTACTCCACGAGCTTGTATAGCTCCTTACGCTTGATATCAAGCTCCCACCAGCGTCTTTCGAGCGCAGCGCGAATGCGACGGCGGCGGAAATATAGCAAGAGAACGTCTCTCTTGACTTTCTTCTTATTCTTTTTCATGCCTAATCGTTGTTTATGGTTTTCCACTTGGCCAGAGTCATATTGAATGGCTTAGCCTCTTTAGCTCCAAATCGAAGAGCATAGTAGCGATGATCATGCCATCGGATAACAGTCTGCTTGTGTGACGCATCATCGATGAAAACAACAGAACCCATTGTATTGTAGTTTCTCTGAAATTTGAGTTCCACCTTATGGGCGTTCATTTTTTTGCCAATATTTATGAAGTATTTGCACTTGCTGATGTCCTTGGTAGTCAGCTTTACTGTGCGTCTTCTGCGGTTTCTACTTTTCTTCATCACTCACTCCTCCTTTCTTGTCTTTTTTCCAGCCTGGGTGCAGGAGTTCTGCTTCTGCTCCCGTAAGTACCCCCCCGCTTCTCGGTATCTCTCAAAGATGTTGTGGCGGTCGCTCTGGATGGTATTGTTGTTGAGTGTCCAAAGATTAGTCTCCTCGACCTTCGCCTTGTCTCTGCGGAATCCTGCCTCATTGCGAAGCTTTCTACAATTACGGAGTTCTTCCTGATATTCATTTTTGGCCTTCTCGAAAGCATTACGGGCACAGCGGTAGCTTTCCCCTGCTTCATCCTCCATGCGTTCAATACTGTCCAACGAGCTCTCGTAATTCCGGCTGATAGCCTGCAACTCTGCCTGATGGCGCTTGCGCTCGTCAGCAGCTCTCACGATGTTCTCCTCCAGCTGAGCATGAAACAGCTCTGTAGTCATTCTGCTCACCATCATGCTACCTCCCCACCGAAAATGAAACCACCAATCATGACCATCGCCATCACAGCTGCGAAACCAACCATGGTGAGCACAACCTCTCCATAGGTCACGGTCTCCTCGCAAAGGCAGGAGAAGGTCTCGCTCTTGGTCTTGGCGAGCTTCTTGATTTCACACTTGAGGGTATTGATGCCCTCCTCTACGCTGATGCCTGCAGGTCTCACCTGCGCATCACTTAATAAAATAGAATTCTGCATAATTGCCATCTTATAACCATTATAGACCGACCTTGATGTATAAATACAATGGTGGCGGTCACATTCACCGCTGGTTATAAGATGGTAGCTTTCCCAGCGAAGGGCAAGTATCTTACGGATCATGCAACCGCCATATTGTAAAAGACCTTTTTCCCGCTGCCGGGAAAATGATACTTTATAGGCATAAAAAAAGCCCACGGCGTGAAGCCTAGGCGAAACAGTCGCCATCGCTGAGTAGATTACTACTATCTTATAACCGTTGGCAAAAGTACGAAGAATAATTGGAACCGCCAAAAAAAAATGGGGAAATTTTAAAAGAATCTGCAGGGAATATGTTTTAGAGCATAAAATCGGGGTGGTTTGGGGAAAGAAAGTGTAATGAAGTGGAATGAAAAAGCCCCCGATGCGTCACGCACGGAGGGCTCAGAGATCTTTACTAAAATTCCTACATAATTATATGAAAACTGTCAGCGAACTAAATCACGGCAGTCTGCATTTCTTGTGAAATCTGACGCAGGCAGTCCAAAATCTGCTGCTTGCGCTTCTGACTAGGTTCATGCTTACCCATGGCATACTGGCGCATAAGTGACGCATTGACACCCGCTTTTTTCGCCACTCCACTCATATTGAGATATGAGTAGTAATCGAAGAACGAACCGATGTCAAATCGGAACACGAACTCCAACTCCGGCATCTGCTTACCCTCCTCTTCGAGAAGCTCCTTGATTTCCTTTTGAGCCACATACATATCCTCAATAGCTTGCTTGGCTGTGTTACCATATCCAGCAAGTGCAAAGTCTGGAAGCTCTTCAACCATGAAGCAAGAGAAGTTCTTCTCCTGCTTACCTTTCTCAACCTGTATCGTTACTTTTGTTGCCATACTTTTAAACCAATTAAAAAGAGACCTTAAAACCAACCGCTCCATCCGTCTCAACGAACTTAGTCAACTAGAGAAAAATTGCCGGGCTTAAAGCCCGAGCAATCTTTCTAGAATACTGTCGTAAGTCTTTTGAGCGACTTCCCGACTGCCGTGTCGTGGAACCGGACATTTGAGTCCTGTAATAGGACTATACCAAACATCGTGATTTCCACCATGCCGAACAACGAAGCATCCCGCTCGGTTCAGCTGTCTAACTAGTTGACTAGTTTTCATCTTATGTAAGGAATTTAATTAATTAAAAGATCTCTTTGTCTGAAAGACGATGCAAAGATAACAAAAAAGTTATGTTCCACCAAATAAAAAGATAACTTTTTTGTTATGCATAGTAAGATTTAACATTTTAGAGCATAAAATGGGGTGGTTTAGGGAATGAAAGTGTAATGAAGTGGAAAGAAAACGGAAAGATTTCTCCGATATTCTCTGTTTTTCTCTGTTTTTCTCTGAAATTCTCTGATTTTCTCCAGGAATGACCGCAAAAACGACCGAAAACGACCGAAAACGACCGCGAAAACGGGTCATCTGGAAAGAGGTTGAGGAATGAATTCCACGAAAATTCCACTATTTTCCGCGGAAATTCCATGATTTTCCACGGTTTTTCCGTGATTTTCCACGGATATTCAATAAAATTCCGTATATTTGCATCGGTTTAACAAAATAATATATATTAAGGTATGGAAAGAAAAGAGTACATGAACTTGGAGAAGCGCATAAGGTTTCTCCATATTACGGTAAATATTCTCATTGCAATCTCTATTCTTCATGGACTTTTGTTAATATGGCTGCAATCACCCCATCTAAGATTGTTGCTATCCACCTTAAAGCAATTAAAATAGAGACTATATATGTGAACAAAAAGAAGTCCCCGGCACGGCTCTGTGTCGGGGACGATGTGTTAAATAAAGATAGCCTAAATAGCAAGGCTAAGCGAGCCAAATTTCTGAGCCATATCCTGCAAGGCACCTCTGAGAGTAACAAGCTCATCAGGAGTAAACTGCGCTGCCTTTCCGTTGACTAAGTTTCCGTTCATCTTATGTGCCAGCCAAGAGCGAGACTTGCCAAAGTAAGCCTTTGCGATGTAAGCCATGGAAACCATATCTGTAATCTCACCAAACTTCTCTGCCATGGTCAGTTCCTTGACCTTCTGCTCTGTGGTCTTAGCCATGTAGCCAACAGCCACGGCAAAAGCATTAGGGTCTGACTCCTTGAGTGCATCCATCTGACGGCGAACCTCCGCCTTATCCTCTGCGGTCTTGGCAGCTCTGTTTTGTGCAGCCAAAGCCTTCACCTTATCAATCATCTCTGTATATTCCATAATCTTATATTTTTTAAGTTTAAAGGAATGAGTGCCCCCGAAGGGGCTTTCTCATTTCTTTTTGTTTTTAATTTTGTTTTGCAACTCTGCGATTTCTTTTTCTGCTACCCTCTTGAAGGTATCGGGGAACTCTTGCCAATACTCTAGGTAGAAAAGCAAATCGTCTTCATTTTCCTTGAGTTCCTTAGATTTTCGTCTTGCCATATACTATCTTTATTAACACGATGCAAAGGTACTAAACATTTGTTGAATAACCAAATATTTTCGTGATTATTTTCAACATTTGTGTATTATTTAACATTTCACCCCCATCAAACACGGTTTTTACCTCTTTTTCTCATCATTCTTGAATGATGTCAAACAATGTTATTACCTCTTTTACCCCGAAATGCAATGTAGGGGTTCGCTCGAAAACGGCTCGTTTCTTGTGGCAATTTCATGGAAATTGGCATAAGTAGCCGTTTTCGAGCGGGCAATCAATGGCAATTGATTGCAAAATTTGGGCATTTTGCACAAATTTTCCACGGTCATTTTTGTCAACTTGCTGAAAATCATGGATTTTTAGAAAGTTGAAGCAAAAAAGGGCGTGCCTTGCTGTAAGCATAGCCCCCACCGCCCTACGCTCGGAGGCAATTGCCACGGCTGACTGGAGCGGTATATGTAAGTTTTTTTTATGTGGCAATTGCCCCTTTCCCCGACTGCCGTGCCGAATTGCCATCGCCCTCGCTATCTCTATCCCCCTCCCTTCATCCGCGGTCATCAGCAAGATTGCAAGAAAGAGAAAGGGCAACGTGTTCCTATCACGTTGCCCATGGTGCCTATAGTCTGCCCTTGTCGTGATAGCTGTAGAATGCTCCATCTGTTACTATCACATGGTCCATAAAGAAGAGGCGCATGACTTGACAAGCCTTGGCTATCTGCTGGGTCAGCACATCGTCCGCCTTGCTTGGCTGCGTGTTGCCCGATGGGTGATTGTGCACGAATGCCATGATAGTTGCACCGCTCAAGACTGCCTCCCTCATGAGGATACGTATATCCACGGATGTCTCAGTTATCCCTCCCTCGCTCAGTTTCACGCTCTTGATGAGTCTGAAATTTTGGTTCATCAATATGACGTGTGCCTGCTCCACCTTGAGGTCTGCCATCTGCGGAAGCATGTAGTTGTATATGGCTAGACTGCTGCCCATGTCGGGCTTGCTGCCCAGTTTCTCCACTGCCCTGCGCTTGCCTAGCTCCAATGCTGCGAGTACTGCCAACGCCTTGCAGTCGCCTATTCCCTGCACTACCTGCATATCGTCCATGGATAACTTTGCAAGGTTACTGAGGTTATTGTCTGCCATGTTCATCAGTTGCCTAGCCTGGCTTAGGCTTTCGGCTGTTCCTGCCCCTCTGTTGATTACCATGGATAACAATTCAGTGTTACTGAGTGAATCGAATCCGTAATTAGCTGCCTTGAACTCTGGGCGCTCGTCTGCTAGTATATCATTGTACTTCTTCATGTTACGCTACTTTATTATAGTTGTTGTTTGATTTCTTGTTGATATTAACACCCTGTGGGAAACATCTCTTTGAGTGTGCCACTGCCTCATAAAAGCCTTCTGCCATCTCCTGCAATACGCCTCTGTTGCTTATTGGGTCGTGGTGAATTGTGCGAGCCAAAAAGATTTCTCTCTCCACATAAGCACCTGCCGCCTCCAACTTTCTTCTGAAGTCCTCGATGGTCTTGCCGCTAGTCAGCAGGTCGTCGAAAAGAATTACCTGCTTGCCCTTGAAGTACTCGCCATCTACTGAAACGTGATAAATGTCCTCGTTAACAACGTGGCTGCCTCCGTTATGGGTCGGCTTGCGCTCTCCGAAGATGTGAACGTGCTCGTTTGCGGTCTTGATGCCTGCTGCATTGAGGATGGCTGCGAGATAGCCGAATCGCTTGTTATATTTCCATTGTGTGCTGCATGGAGCAAAAACTACAACGAAGTCCTCTAAGATACTGCTATACTGCTTTGTAAGATAGCGAGCTAGCCACTCAGCGCAGATTTGTACCGCCTCCTTATCGCCTGCCTTGAAGTCGTAGACGAAGCGGTTGTTTGCCATCTGCTGTGCCTTGTCAACGCAAAGGTTGATGTAAGCATTAGGAACGTACTCAAAGAAATAATTCTGTTTCATATCGAAAAATTTTATAAAGTTTGACATTGTATTCTGGTAATGTTTGGGAGTCCAGAGATTTTTCCCACTCCTGCTGTGGAGTATTTTTTTTAATTGCATTCCGTTCAAAGCCCGGTGTGCCCTTTCGATTTTTCCTGTGCTTCACAATGCGCTGGCAGAGGCAAACAGGTGTGGGGTTCTGTGTTGACAAAAGGTAAAGGTTTAGTGTAACGTGAAGAACCTTTGGCTTTTGTTAACCCAGGTTCATACACAGGTTTGAATCGCCAGCAGCTAACTTTGCACAGGAAATTTCGGATGGGAACACATGACGGGCGGCGGAGAATGCAATAAAAAAAGTACGGAACAGCATTAAACTCACCATCGGAGATACCGCTTTCTCACACACCAAGAAAGAAAAAAGGCTGCCTACTCTCACGAGCAAGCAGCCAAGGAATCATAAAATAAATAAAGAATAAACTACATTAAAACTATATAAATCATTATCGAAAAAAGCCTATCTAGGGTAATAGTTGCTCATGCCTCCCGTGTAGAGGACGGTCTGAGGGAACTTGTCCACACCAATGCAGACGGTATCGAATGCATCGGAGAAGTCTGTGCGGTTCTCCAGCCTGTCCTCGTCTGTCTCAACGAGCTTCTCGCCTCGCTTATCCTTGCCGTTGTTGTAACAGCCGGCACTCTCGATGGAGATGATCAGGTCCTCGTTATTGTCCTGGTTGATGAGAACCATGTGGCGCGCATGTCCCTTGAACATGCGGTCTATGAGCAACTGCTTCTCAAGATGGTTCATCGGCTTGCCGATGTAGACCTCCGTAACGAGCCATCCATTCCTTCGCAGCACCTTGGTGATAATCTGGTAGAACTTATCGTTGTGAGTTGCATAGGAGTTGCCCACAAAGGTGGCATCGTAGTAAAAGATGACTCGCTTGTTCTTGAGATACTTGTAATAATCGCAGAAGTCCTGAGCCAGCTCAGGCAACTTCCGGTCATACTTGACATAGAATGAGTTGACGATGCGCAACTTGGTATCAGAACCCACCTGCCCGACTACGAGACAGTTGATGTTGTTGTTGGCATCGCAGCCGATGATCAGCGGTAAACCGTCCTCCAGGTCGCCATCCATGCGGCAATCCGGCTTGTCGTGCTTAGGGTCGAACTTATACTGCAGGTCATTGAGGAACCTGGTGTTCGGTGCCGTATAGAAGTTGCGATCCTCGTCAAGCCCGGAGTAGAAACCATCCTGTGCGATGCCGACATGCTGGCACATGATGCTCGTTAAAAAGGTCATCTTTGGCAGGTCCCGCTTCATCTGTCTGATGAAGTCCTCGCCCAGAACTGCGAGGTTCTGAATGCTCGAGCACCTGGAATACAACAGGGCATAGGAGCGGAGGGAGTGCAGAACCTTCTCGTATTTCTGCACCTGCGACATGTAGTAATCGTACCGCTCTGGGTGAGCAGCCAGCTTGTTTCGGATGCTATGCAGATGCACCAGTACCGTCTCGAGAGTAGCAATCAGCTCCTTATCCATCTTCTTCTCCCACGACATGAACCAGGAACCTTTCTTTGTTGCTGAAGTATCTGAAGTAATGGTCAGACCATGGTGGAGACAGCAGTCACCGAACAACTGCTTGTTTCCACGGTTTGCAGGGAGCGTTTCATTATTCAGCTGCTCCCAGTCGATAAACTTCGCCTCGTCGATAAAAACATGGTCGAGTGAGAGGGAGTTGGAGGTACCGCTGCGGTCCTGAGAGATGATGTTGAGGTAGCTGCCATTATAAAAGGCTACTGTATTCTCCCAGTTCATGGGCTGGAAGTGCGGTTCCTGCCAGTGCAGCGCCTTCCACGGTTTTTTGCCAACGATGTAGTGGACATCGCGCTTGTAGCCCCACTCCTCGAGGTGGACCAGAGCTGAAGGAAGGATGTTGGTCTGGCATCGCTTGACCGATGGCGCCACCATGCCAAGGCATGAACCTGGCATGTGCTGCACGGCATAGAGGATGCGGCCAGCCTCGACCACACCCTTTCCGGTACCACGGCCCCACTCGCAGACGAGAGTCTTGGGCATGAGCTGCAGGACTCGAGACTGCACGTCGTTGAAGAATAACTCCTTAGGTCTTGCTGCTGTCATCATCTGGCGGAAGTTCTTCGAAGTCAGCATCCTCGATGTCCGGCATCGAGTAGCGCTTCTCCATTTTTTTAATTTTTGCACGAAGATTTGGAATCTTCTGCAAACCGATGACTGTCGGATCATCTGTCATGCGGAACTCAACAGGAACAATCTTGTCGAATGCCAGCTCTGGCTCATCAGGCGTGTCGGTGCGGTTGTTCTTGATGCGGTTTTTCTGCATCACGGCAAGCGCCCGGAAGTCGCCTGCAGCCTTGGCAGCCTTGCGGTCCTCGTCTATCTCCTGGTTGACCTTCCATCGCCAGAACTCCTTAGAGGCGGCGTTGAGTTTGCCGAGCATGACTTGGCAGAGATGTATATCATCGTATGCCTGTGTCTCGCTGACGGCAAACATTGCCTTATCCTGGTCAACCATCTCACGGACGGTATATCGAGGGTATCGAAGCCAGAACGCATAGCACCCTCGAAGTCTCTCCACTCTCGCTCTGACGATAGCGGAGAGATGAAGATCTAGAAGTTCATCCTCATTGAGAGGCATGTACTTCATGTAATCATCAACATTAACAGGCAGGCTCATATCATGAGATTTTAGCAATAATCTGCGAGAGTTGTGACATGACAGCCTGATAAGCACCAGGAGAACCTACATTTGCCAATGCAATATTGTTGGTTCTCAACTCATTAGCGGTCTCCGCTAAACCTCTGAGATAGCGTCTGCGATATGGTGACCTAGGTTCCTGCAGCTCCAGTTGCATAGCCATAGACTCATCAGGAGGAAGGTCCATCAGGATGGGAATCTCCTCAACAGGCGTCATGGTCTTGGCAAGATCATAGACAGTCTGCAGATATAAATCACTCTCTTCGAGGAATGGAAATTGTTGTCTTATCATCTAACAGATTATTGAGCATATTATGAATATCGAGATAGACGCCTCTATCGAGAGAGATGAAGGTGCATTCAGCGCGATCACCATACGTCTGGTTCTGCGATGTTATCACGGAGACTAACCACTCAGCGTTACTGACCAACATAATTTTGGAGTGATTGAGCGTAAGCCGAACATCATCAAAAGCCTCTGTCATTAAGCGTTTTAGCTTTAAAGTTTTACTTGAAGCTTTAATGTCAGCCACTAACGTTGAATGGTTAATTAACCCTCGCTTACGAAGGTTAATGACTCCGCACAAGAAGGCATCGGATGTAGAGAAGGTCGTGACGGCAACATCTGCCGGTCCTGTCTGCTCCAGAATCCAACCTAACAATCCAAGTGTGTGAAGCCCTTGACCCAGGAAGACCTGTGAGCTACTCTGCTGGAGTGGCTTCAGGACTTGCTGTATCTGCTTCGCCCTCATCTGTAACCTCCTCTTCTGCACTCTCTGGCTGCTCCTCGCCATCGGCTGAAGCCTGCTGCTCAACGGTTATGCCAGCCTGCTGAAGCTTGGCGATGGTATCAGCGGTGATTTCAGCCTTTGCTGTAATCAAGAGCTGCACACGCTCATTGACCTTAGCCCGCAAGGCATCAGCCTTGTCTGTGTTGCCAGCCTCCACGAATCCAATGAGTTGGTTAAGGTTCTTGGTGATGTAGGAGCGAGCATTGCCTATCTGCTTTGAGGTGATGTCAGCTACTGGCTGCTCATCCGCTTGCATCTCCTCGGCATCACCCGGCTTGGCATGGTCGTAGACGTCCATGGACTGCTTGTATGCATAGTACTCCTCCTTGAGTGTAAGGAGCATGCGCTTGAAGTCTTCGTCGGCAGCATGCAAGCCCTCGTATCTGTCACATGACATGTCGTAAGCTTTGCAAGCCTCAAAGTGTTCCTTGATTTTCTTCCACAGAGCGCAGTTGTTTTCCCAAATAGCCTGGATGTTATCTGGCAACTGGTCATGGTCTGCTCGTTTGCCCTTGGCTACGATGGCTGAAGGCACGATGGAATCGAGGTTTTCTGACTCCACGACCGGAAGATGAGGTGCTAGCTGCTTTGCAATCTTGTCTGCTTCTGAGGTCTTGTCAACCGCAGTCTGAAGAACTGGCGTGATTGCCTTGTCATAGTTGCGGACATCATCGATGGTCATGCCTTCGATGCGATAGTTGAGATGCTTCTGCAGCTCATATTTGAGCAACTCGAGTTTGCCCTGAGGGTCGAAGTTGATGAGTTGATAGAGGTGGCGGTTGTTATTCATCTGAAGGAGGAGCAGCGCTCCCTCTCGGATATTGGCGTCAGTATGCTCGCAGTCAAACCACTTCTTCAACTTTTCTGTGAATTTCGGATCATTCATAAAAAAAGAAAATTAAAATGGCGAGGCGAGCTCATGTAAGCATCGCCCCGCCACTGATAGTAGTTATGTAGGAAAATCGAATCCCATTTTTAATGGCCGCCTGTACTAGCAGCGACCTCCACTGGCTTGCAATCCTTACCAGAGATGGTACCTTCAGCAGTTGTGAGGGTACCGAAGTAGAATGGAGGCATGGTCTCGCAGTTGACAGAGATTTCCAGCGTGGTATTAGTCTCGTCTGCAATGCCTGCACCAGAAGACTGAGAAGGTGTCACGTCGACCTCGAAGGTCTCGTCACCGAACTGACGAAGCTTGCCGTTGCGCTCAGGAATCATGAAGATACCATCTTCATTGAGAAGCAGAGAAGCGAGTGCAGACGCTTCCTCCTCTGTACCTGGGAGGACGGCTGTTGCCTTGAGGTTCATGGTCTTGCAGCCATGCTCACCCTGCGCCTCTGGCGAGAAGGAACTCTTGTCTGTGATGAAGGCAATCTTAATCCAGTTCTTGTCTGCCTGAATGGTGTGGCTATCCTTGATGACGAGATAATCCTTGAGTGATGCTGCAGTCTCCTTCTGTGGCTCTGCAAACTTGGTGATGTAACGACGTGGAATGAAGAAGCCGTAGGCTCTGGTACCCGGCAGTCGCTTCTCTCCAGGACACTTCAACACATCCTCATAAAGGTCTGTGGTTGAAGCACATGTTTTCTTTGTTGCCATATATATATAATATAATGTATAACCATGGACAGCTATCCCCTACTCTGAAGGGATAGTGTCGTAACCGAAGAGGATGCGTTCCTTGGAGATCGACTCGAACTGAGTTCCGAAGTACATGGTTGCCACGAAGTCAACCAGGAAGTGAGAGTCAAGAGAACTCTCTACACCAAAGTTCGCCTTGCCGCCCTCGGTAGCCAAACCGATGAGCATGTTGCTGCCAGGAGTGATGATTTTGTAACCCGCAGGAACGTTGTCAAGACCCACGAGGGTGCAGTTGCTGGCACCATCCAACTTGTTGTGGTTGAACTCATTGTTCCAGTTAACGCTACCGTACTTATCACGATAACAGCGGCGGTAGAGCGTGAGTTCATGGCTGTTCATGAACATGCTTGTACTAGTGCCCTTCAGTTTTTCATCGGCAGCATCATAGAATGCTTCGATAGCATCGACTGCGTTGACACCAGTCATCGCGGTTGTATTGCAGAGGTTGCCCTTCTCAACAGCAATCGCCTTGGACTTGATTTCTGCATCGGAGATGGTCTTGAAACCATCAGCGAGGTCTGCGGTACCAGAGCCTGCTGGGTTACGCTTCATTGTGAAGAGGTACTTGAATAGTGCCTCACCTATCTTGCCTGCCAGGAACATTCCAATCAGTTTGGTGATTGGCTGGTTTTTGAGCGCTTCGCCCTGGAATACGTTGGAGCCATAGATAGACTCACGAACCTTATTTGGTTCAAAAGGCTTGACACACGAACCAAGGAATGTCTCCAGGGTACGTCCTGTGATGGTAACGCCATTCTCATCTTTACGAGTAAGAGAGTATGGCCCGAGCTCCATGTCGCCTGCGAGCTCTCCGACAGTCTCCTTGCCACGAACGCCCACGCGTCGGCTCATGAATTTTGCAGCCTCGTCAAGAGCGCGCACAGGCATCTTAATGATGTCCTTGCGGTACTTCGCAAAGCTGGTCTTCAGTTCATCAGGAGTAATCTCAATTGTATTGTCTAAAGCTGCCATTTTAGAATATCTGCTTCAAAGCATTGTATATTTCACCAGCGTCAACGTTGTCAACCTCCGGTGTGACGTCATCATGGGTATCAGAACCCGGTGCGTCCTTGAGATCCTTGATCTCCGTATCCTTGTCCTGGATATCCTTGTCCTTCTGCTCTACCTTCGCCTTCAGGTCCTTGACCTCCTGACTGGCTTTGTCGAGCTCAGCGGACTTGTCATCCAAGTCCTTCTGCTTCTGGGCAAGAGCATCCTCGATTATCTGCATCTCTGCATCGGTGAGAGTAATCTTCTCATCATTAACCTCAAAATCCTCCTTGCGATTGAGGAGGGTCTGAAGATTGAGGAATTTCTTCTTCATGTTAGAAATTTGTGTATTATTCTTGAACATATCTCTGAGTGAGGCGGCAACCTTCTCGAGAAATGTTTTAGAGGGCTCGTCATTAGCGGTTGCTCCAGGAAGTGGCGGCAAACCCAAGTTGGAGCAGAAAGCGTTCGTGAAGCGCTTGGAGAGATTGGTCTGACGCTTCTTGTCTTCGTCATCAAGGTCTCTGATCTCATCTACGAGGCCCAACTCTAAAGCTTGCTCCGGACTCAACCAATTTTCCTTGCCCATCTGCTTCAGCATCTCTTCGCTGGTCTTGCCTGAGCGTTTGGCATAGACGGAAGCGATAACCTTGTCGATTGTGTCGAGGTCATCGCGCTGCTTCTGCCAGAGTTTGATGATTTCGTCAAGCTTCTCCTTGTTGGCAGACTCCCAAACCGTGACTCCTGTGGAGGCATTGTGAATGAGCATGGTGCTGCCGACTGACATGTCAACATGTTTGGCACCCATGCACAAGACTGTAGCGATGGAAGCGGTCATGCCCATAATGTGGACGTTGACATGTCCATGGTCCTTGATAAGTTGATAGATGGTCAAGCCTTCATCAACATAACCACCCGGCGAGGAGACGGCAATGTCCACCTCCTCGTCAGGGTGAGCGTCAAGGTAGGCCTTGACATCCTTGGAACGTGTACCGTAGGTGCCCGACCACCAGTCGTAGCCGGCTCCGATGGTACCGCATATCATCATTCCGTATTTCATGCGCTTATCTTTTTTGATGCAAAGATAACATGGCAATTGCTAACGGAAAAATACGTAAATCAGGCTATCAACGGTGCTTTTCGGGTGCTCCCCCACTGAACCGTGTATTCGATCATGGCAGAAGTACCAAGGGAATCAGGGTGAACGTCTGACATATTTATAATAGGATATGGACGTTCCCCGTTGCCGATGAGATAGCGCTTGCCTTCGATGGTGGTGACCAGATAGGCGTAGATGCCCCTCATGTCCAGGTCTTCGCGACATGTACGGAAGGTGAGTTTATGGGTGTAGAAACGCAAACCATCCTCTATTTTGTCGGTTATTTCGAGTTTGGCAGGCTTCTGACACTTAACGACTGGCCAATCATAGCTCTCGGGAATGTCAAAAGTGAGGTTGCCTAGCAGTGTATCGAAAGGCAACTTGCTGACAGGTATGCGCTGCACGTTGCAGATATAACTAAGTCTTTTCATAAGCTGTTAAAATTTCGTGACTGTTCGCATCTGTTCGCACCTGTTCGGTGTTGAACAAAAACAGGGCTAGAGTAGATGAGATTTTTTCATGAAAAATCGTCTTTTTTGCATCTTTTAAGATTAAAAAGATTGATGCCCTTCTCTTGATAGGCCTTGCGCATGCGATACCACTTCATGCGGATTGTCTCAGCATACTCTATGTCGATACCCTGCTGTTCACACCAGGAGCGGAAAGCAGACATCTTCTTGCATGACATGTCATTGAGGTCTCCAAGGTCACTCCACATGTTGATGCGGAAGAGGTCGTTGATGCTCTCGGTGAGCGCCTGCTTTGCATGACCGTTAAGGAAGTTGTAAGTCTCTGGGCTTTTAGACTTGGAGTAAGGTATGCAGATGGCAACATCTCGCTCTCCAGGTTGCTCAGGCAGATTATTGATCGGGCGCTTAGATAGGAACCGGCGCAGAACAGCATTCTCGTTGCTGGAGGATGGGAATTCCACGGGATCGCCGAAACTATGGGTGAGCCATTGCTTTAGATATGGCTCTACCTGTACATAAACTACGAATTTACTCATATTTTGATTTTTAAAAACACAGCAAAATTAGGAAAAATAATCGAGATAATCCTATGTTTGCAGGAAAAGTTATCTACATTTCGCTAAAAATCCTTGTTTTTAGGGAAAAAGTTGCAATTAAAAATCAAGGAACCCATTTTTGGGCAATTCATTTGTGGCAATTGTGGCAAAAATGTTAAGTGCTTGATTATTAATATTATAAGTCTTTTCTTATTGACACAAATATATAATAGAATTGCCACATTGCCACAACCTTTGCCACACTTCTCTTCTCGTTGCCACAAATTGCCACATAATTGCCACAAACACATACCTTCTTAACTCTTTGATAATCAGTGTTGCACTAATTGCCACAAATGCCACATGTTTTTTAAGTCGCGTGTGAATGGTCGGAAAAATCTCGGAACACCAACAAAAAAGCCCCCAGAGGAATCTCTTCCCCTGGAGGCTAACCGATATGATCTAAACAAAAAACTTATTTCTACTACAGTGGCGAAGGTTCCATGCCTAGAGCCTTCTGCTCTGCATCTGTCATGACATAGGGATCCCTGGTCTGTTTCTGCTCCCCATCTACCTCTGTGTCAATATCTATACCATATCTCTCTGACACCATAGAATAATCAAAACAGAGAGGCCTGTCCTTATAATACAATTTCTGACGGCCAGTGATAGTACCATTGGCATCTTTCTTTTCTACTGTCTCCGGCAAACCGCTCGGAGTGTACTTGATAAATCGCTCCGGGTTTTTTGTTGACCCGTAGAAGTCTGCACCAATCTGCAGGTAGTGAAGGAGTGACTCCTTCGGCAGAAGGTTCTCGTCCATTTGCCTGCCTAACTTGCGATAGACTGCCATGGTGATGTCCTTGCGAATCATGAGGATGCTCCTCGGCATCGCCCAGTTGTCAATCTTGACTTTATTGGTGGTCAATGCGCCAACTGTCTTAATCTTGAAGTCCTGGTCCTTCTTCAGCTCACCCATCTGTACTGCAGCATTGAAGATATTCCAGAATCCAGCCACCTCATCGGTGGTGTTGCACATGCTGTTCTGCGACTTGACTCCCTCTATAACAACTCCCAAAAGGTCACTATAGCTGAAAGGAAAGTCGATGTAATCTCTGATTGCGAGATAGGCTGCCAACGGCACCTTCCAGTTTGTCATGATACGGTCCAGGATGCTCTCACCCTCCAACCCCTCCTCCAGGTCATCAGATGCTTGCTTCCAGGCATTACCGAAGCTGCCCTGGAACTGGTCACGATGCTTCAGTAGCTGAAGGGTGATGTGTGTAGCACCAATCTGGCGCATACGCTCCAGTTCCTCGAAGTTCTGTTTCTCCTCACGTGTATGCTCACCCTTGTCGAAGGTGAGATAGATGAGTCGGCTGAAGAGGGCGATATCTGCAGTAGGCATTTCCTGGCCAGTGAGGATGATGCCAGAGTCGACCTTGGCCTGCACGAGTTTTTTATCCTTGTCCATGTTCATCTTTGTTCGACCGATACCATTCCACAAGTCCTTGAGCCACTCTACCTTGTTTTGTGTGATAGAGTTCTTGTACTCGTCGATATGTACCAGGGCATCGCTCACCCCTCCTACATAATCGGATAGCGCCGGCATAGATGCATTGGTGATAGACAGAGGCTCGTACTTGGTCTCGTATTTGTAGAAAAAGTTCATGAGGGTGGCAGCGAATTCAGTCTTACCGCATCCCTTCGGGCCAAAGGCATTGAGGAGCGGGAAGGAACGACTCTTGCAGATGACTATGTCACGGAAGAGAGTCGCGATGTAGAAGCACAGGCCCACTTTGGCATTATCACCAAAAACCTGCACGACCTTGGCAAAGAAGTCTGACTGACTTGTCGGGTTGTCGACCATTTTCTCATGCCGGAACTTCTTCTCACTCACATATAACTCACGGCTGTCCTTATTGAGTTTGCTCATGGCCGGAAGATAGTACTTGCCAGCCTGCAATCTGAGTATGCCCATATCATCTATTGGAATCCAGGTACCATCTTCGCTCGCTCCATTACAGAATGCATAGAATCCTTCACGCTGCCAACCTAGCTGCTTGATAGGGTCTGCAGTCTCGGTCACTCTACCGAGATAGCCTAGAAGCTTGATAAGCTGCTCATCTCTGGCCATCCAGATATAATCTCCTATACCAAACAGTCGCTTGCGAAGCGAACTGCTCGATGTGATCTCATCCATATTGAGTTCGATGAGTCTTGATGGTTCCTCGCTGTTATTTTTAATCTCGAACAGTCTGACAGGATTGAAGTCATCTCGAATGTGGAAGAGAGGCTTCATTTTGAAGTTCGACCATTGAATCTCGTCGCCTTCCTTGTTGGTACCCCAATAACTATTGTCATGTTCGGTGAATCCAAATTCACGGAGCATCTTGATGTCTCCCTTTCGCTCACGCTCCTGCTTCTCGCTCAGTTCTGCCTCCTTGGCTCTCTTGAGTGTATCTTTCCACTCTCGAGAGTGTTTGTAGGTAGAGATAAGGCTTGTCAGATAGCTGCTTCTCAGGTCTTCATCCTTGATTAACATGAGCAGTCCACAGATATCTGCAATTGCTTGCAATCTATCCTCGGTTGTAAACTCCTCGATATCCTCTTCTGTTGGCCAGTATCTGCGGCGGCAGTACCAGAAAACGAACTCCTCCTCACGCATCTGTGAAAAGTGTCCCTTGTCAGTTATCCACGAGTCCGGGTCCTCCTTCTTCGGAGCCGGATAATCTATCGGTATCTCCCGGACATTGACCGTAAATCCGACCTGTAAAGCAGATCGACCATTTGCAAACACATTAGCTGTTCCTGCAGGAAATTCATTACCTGGTTTAAGTTCGTCAGCATCGGGGATGAATGTCACCCTCTTGCTGATGCGGTAGAGTTGCTTCAGCTGGTTTTCGGTCCATGAACCGCCCAGTGATGCCACTGTATTGAGAATGCCGATAGACTGAAGCTTGAGCACGTCTGGAGCACCCTCGACGAGATAGAACTTATCACGCAGACGTGCTTCCTTCTGGGCGTAATTGATACCAAAAACCGAAGTGTCCTTGCGATAGACGAGACTGTTCTTCAGGTTGAGGTACTTGCAGATATCCTTATTGTCGGACATGGTTCTGGCCGTGAAGCCTATGACTCTGCTCATCTTGTCATAGATAGGTATAGTGTAGCGGTCTCGGAGCATGGCGAACTGGCCGCGCTCACCATTACCTATGAGGCCAACTTGCTCCAGGATATCGAAGTCCAAGCCTTTTTGCTTTGCCCAGGCTATGAAGCCTTCTACTGGTGCATAGCCGATGCCGAAGGTGCCGATAGCATCCTTGCCCCATCGTTTGCAAACTGCCTCCCGTGCTTTGTTAGCAGCGGGATTAACCTTCTGCATACACTCTGTGAAGTAGCTCTGCGCATAGTTGAGTGCTATGCGCAGGGACTCCTGCTCCTTTTGCTTATCCTCTTCCTCCTTGCTTGGTCGCCACTCGTCCTCTATCTCCTCATTGAGATATTTCTTTGCGAGTTCCTTGCAGGCAATTGGGAATTCGAGACCATTCTTCAGTTTGCGGTAGAAGCTGATGACGTTGCCGCCGGAGTGGCATGAGCCAAAGCAATGCCAGGTGTTTGTGCCTGTATCCACATAGAATGATGCAGTATTCTCATTGTGGAACGGACAGCAAGCCCAATGCCGGTTGCCTTTCTTCACTGAGAATTTAATGCCTTCATCCTCGGCTACATCTAGAATGGATACATCACTTATAATGTGATCTACTATCTCTTGTTTAATCATATCTTTATATTTAGTGCTGCAAAGTTAACTTAGAACTTCTGAAAAAGAAAGTACTAAGATAACCTGCGCATGAACTTATCAATGTCTACATTGACATAGTAGCGAATCTGACGCTGAAAGGCGTAGTCTCGCTCCATCATCAACTGCTGGAGGATGCCCTTATATTTGCCCCCCCCGCTTGTCGAATGCCGCTCTAATTTCGCGGTCACTCCAAAACTTAATTCTATTCTCCTTCTTCATATCCTCACACTTCGATATCAAACCATGGTAATCTGACTGACTTGGATATTGTATCTAATTTTGATACCTGCAGACATTGCCCATTGTCTAACCACCAATACTCCATGACTTCATTAATACACATGTATGCTAAAATGCCATAATCATTCTGCACATAAAAATCTTTATTCTCTAATGTTGCGAATCTAGAGATTAATAATATAATTTTGGCTTTTATATCTTTACTGCTCATAGAATATGCATAAAACAATAAATTTATACTCCACATAAATCCTAAAGCAACTGCACCAGGAGCCATTGATGCAGTTGCGCTTGTAGCGGCATCGATGGCAAATCATAGGTTCAACTGATGAACTACCTTGATGATGTCTCTTGTCGACTGCAGCCCCAGTCGCTTGGTCATTTTGCGAAGCTGTGCAGAGACTGTATTCTTAGATTTGCCAAGAATCTGGGCTATCTCTCTAGCAACATAACCCTGTGCAAAATACTTTGCTACCTCAAGCTCTTTAGGGAAGAAAGGAGTCTTCAGCTTTGGGAGGCAGATTATGTTCTCTCTAGGACATATGCCTCTGAGAGGGCAATCGACTTTCTCCAGGTGCAGAACGGTTCCATCTACATCGAAGCATAGTGTATCGTTGGAACCCAGGTTGCAACGGATAAAACGATCTGTTATTAGAAACTTGAAATAAAGTTTGTTTGGCTTACTCTTGGCGTATAAGTCTGCCAGGTCCTTATACGCCTCCGGGTAAAGCCGACTCACCAACTCAGCCATGTGGTTGATGATTTCCGGATGCTCTGTACTGTAGCTGAGCACCTTGCCATCATGGCCATAAAAACACACTTCTCCTTGTGGAGACACGAAAAATTCTACTTGCTTTTCCATAAGCTTTCATTAATAACTGTTTGTACTACCAAGAGATCTCTTGGATTAAACTTGGTCCTGCCGGTCAACTTTTGCTGAACAGTATTGTAGCAGAAACCATACTTAGTCATAAGATACTGAATGAGCTGACTCTTCTCTTTTTTGGAAAGAGTCGCGTAATAACCTTCAATAGTTAATGCTCCATTTTTAACTTCATTTTCTTGCATATCTCGAATTTAATTGCTAAATTTGTGGGCAAATATAAGAAGAATTATCGAGAACCCCCGCGGTTTTGGGAAAGAAATCCTATTTTTGCGGTGTTATTTAACTTTCATTTAGTGATATTAGGTTATGTTTAACGGAGATTTAGTGAATCGACTGCTCAAGGAGCAGAAAAAAACAGTCGGTGAAATGGTGGCTTTTGTCTTCGGTCAGAGTTCACACATATCAACGACCTACTTTAAAGGTAGAACTTACATTGACTCTCGATACCTTGAGAGGTTATCAGAATTTTTCGAGGTACCAATTGAGGACTTTTTTCTCTCCAATGAAGAGTATGATGATAAAAAGTTAGAAAATACGAATGTTCATCACATCAGCAACTCAACTGTAAACATCAACAGTAGCCCTGATGTATTGATGGGTGTCATCAACAACCAAAAGGCGATGCTCGACCAACAGGCAGAGCAGATCCGATGGCTGCGTGACCAAGTTCAACTTCTAACAAAAAACTACGTACAGCAATAAAAAAAGACTTTTCCACTCTCTTATTTCATGTAGCAACCGACTAATTTATAGGAATTTGCACATGAAATAAGGGAGCGAAAAATCGGTATATAATGTCAAAAGCATCAGATATCGCATATTGATTATCAATAAGTTATAGGAAGGGAATGGAGTCAATACTATCCAGTAATCCCGACGAAAAACCGGTAAATGTGCCATAAACACTGAGGATTTACCTCAGTCGGTGCCAAAATGGTCGGTACAATTTCGGTATCACAAGAACTTAAAAATCCGTAAGCCTATGAAGTTTTTAAAGGATTTTTTTTATCTCAATTACCATGAACGGCGAGCATTACTCGTAATCCTGACCCTGCTCGTTGTAAGTACCACAATGATTTTCATTGTAGGTTCTAAAG